GTTGTGCGGAGGGCAGGCTGATGGTGACGATCCGATTGCTTGGCGAAGCTGGTCGCCGTTTTGGTCGTCAGTTCAAGCTTGCGGTCAAAACCCCAGCCGAAGCCGTTCGCGCATTGTGCGCCCAAATTCCTGGACTCCGCGAGTATTTTCTTCAGTCAGGCGAAAATGGCATTGCTTGGCGTGCGATCACAGAGCATCCCGAAGGATTGGATGAAGAGCAACTGCTATGGCCTTTGAGCAAAAGATTTGTATTGGCGCCGATACCAGTAGGTAAAGGTGGCGTCGGAAAAATTATTGCCGGAGTCGCAATCGTCGCGTTTGCGATTGTTACGGTAGGCGCCGGTTTGTTTGGACTTGGCTTGGGGTTTGGCGCTGGTACGGCAATAAGCATCGGCGCAGTCGGTGCAAGCTTGATTTTTGGCGGCATTGCTGATTTATTGACGCCGACCCCCAAAATGCCCAATGTTGCCGGTCCGGGCGGTATCGGCAGTGGAGCCACTAGCGGTCGCAGCCGAGAGGAACAGGAACGCTCATTTACCTTCGATAAATCCAACTCCAATACCCAGCAGGGCGAAGTCGTTCCAGTGCTCTACGGTGAGCGCATCATTGGATCGTTGCCCGTCCTGAGCTTCGGTCTGGAACTGCAGAACAGCCTCTGATGGAAGACTTTCAAGATCTGCCAGAAGTCAGCGGCGCTGGTGGCGGTGGCGGCGGTCAAACAGTCGTACAACAGACTGTTCAACAGAACGTCACTGTCACGCCAACTGCACGGCAACCTGTTGAGGCTGCCAACAACCTGTTTTCGGTTGCATTTGCCAAGACGGTTTATGCGCTGAGCGAAGGCGAGATCGAGGGATTCCCTAACAGCATTACCAAGGACACTTACCTGGATTCAACGCCAATCCAGAACCCAGACGACAGCTACAACTTCACCGGCTACACGATTGAATCGCGCACTGGAACGGACGAGACGCAGACCCCGATAGCTGGGTTTAGCACTGCTGAAAATGCAGTCGGCGTCAACACTGCGATCACCGTTGCAACTGGTCCGATCACCCGGACGATTACTGACACCGATATTGAGCGTTGCCGGGTAATCATCAACCACCCTGCACTTCAAGCAAACAACAAAGACAACGGCGACATCACTGGCACGAGTGTCAGCTATCGGATTGAAGTTTCAGCCAACGGCGGTCCTTACAGCACAGTTGCTGAGCCTACCGTTAGCGGCAAATCAAGCAGCCAATTCCAGCGGGCATACGAGTTTGATCTGGATGGCACTGGACCATGGACAATCCGCGTTAGTCGTTTAAGCGCTGATAGCAGCACTGTCTATCTGCAAAACAGCATCAGTTGGCAGAGCTACATTGAAATTATTGACGAGAAATTTGCCTACCCCAACACCGGCTTGCTGGCGCTGAAGGTTGATGCCCGACAGTTCAACAGCATCCCAAACGTTTCGGTCAAGCTGCGCGGCAAGCGCGTCCAGATTCCAACCAATTACAACCCGACAACCCGCGTCTATACAGGCATCTGGGACGGCACGTTTACAACTGCTTGGACGGATAATCCTGCTTGGATTTTCCGGGACATTGTGGTCAACGACCGCTTTGGGGTGGCGCGTTATGTCTCCAACATCTCGATTGACCCGTGGTATCTCTACACGGTTAGCCAGTATTGCGACGAGTTAGTACCCGACGGCAACGGTGGAACGGAGCCACGCTTTACTTGCAATGTATTCCTGCAAAATGCAGGCAGCGTCTATGAAGTGCTGAATGGTCTTGCCTCGTGTTTTCGGGGTTTGATTTATTACAGCCAGGGACAGCTGTTCCTTACGCAGGATCGTGAGCAGCTTCCGGTTCAGCAATTTAGTGAAGCCAACGTTATCCAAGAGGTTGACGATTCTGGTCAAGTCACCTCACCTTGCTTTACCTACAGCGGCACGGCACGAGGCGCCCGCAAGTCTGTTGTTCTGGCTAACTGGGACGACCCAAATCAGGCTTATTCGAGCGTTACCGAGTACCAGCAGGATGACGCGCTGCTGCAGACCTTTGGTTACAACCCGATTGACCTGCGGCTACTCGGTGTCACTTCACGCGGTCAGGCGCTGCGGGCAGCAAAGCACACGCTGTTTTCCAACCGTTATCTGACAGAAAAAGTCAGCTTCCGCATTGCGGCTGAAGGTTTGGCGGCTGGTGTTGGCGAGATCATCCAAATTGCCGACCCAATGAAGCAGGGTCAGCGTCTAGGCGGTCGCATCAAAGAAATCAGCGGCAACAACATCACGCTCGACGCCGTGTTGAGCCTGAACGACGCGATTGATTACACCCTGACGCTGGTGGTGCCCGACGGAGAGACCGTCACCAACCCTGATAGCACGATTACAAAACGCCCCAAGCTCAGCGTTCACAACCTGATCAGCTCATCACAAGACCGGGGAAATCCTGAGCTGCGCGACCTGGCAGTACAGAACGGACTTGACATACTGGTCACCCAAGACGGCGACGTGCTCGAAGGCGTCACCATCGTTGATTCGCTTGGAACGACCACTGCCGTTGTTGACGGCAACGTTGATAGCCAAGTCAACGCCTTGTGGGTTTTGGAGTGGTCTGACATGCAGGCTGCCCTCTATAAGATCGTGGCGATCACTGAGGTCGAGCCACTTGTCTTCCAAGTTGAGGCGATCCAGTACAACGCAAGCAAATTTGATTACGTCGATAACGACCTGCCGATTGCGATTCCCAAGGATCGTTTCACGCTTGAGGCACCACAAGCAGTTGAGAGCCTGACTGCAAAGCTGATTTACAACAACGGTCGCACGCAGATCAACGCTGATTGGCGCTCACCTCAGCGCAACGGTTCTGATGATTTGCTGGTGCGTGGGTATCGGTATCAGTGGCGTGATGCGACTGCTGCTCAGTGGAACGACATCGAATTGACCTCGGTTACTAATGCAGCGGTCAGCCTGCCTGATCATGTCTACGGGACGGAATATCAATTCCGCGTTGCGACCTTTGATCGCCTTAGCCGCCAGAGCGATTACTCAACCGTTGACGTTTCAGACTTTGATGCAATTCCAGACATCAGCGACGCTGAGTTTGGCGCCACGGTCACTCACGCCAACCAGCCTGATGGCACCCAGCTGATCATTGTTGATCCTGGAACGTGTCCGATCCTGCCTCGAATCACTGGATTCAAGTGCTGGGCTAAACCACGCAACCTCAAAGGCGGTGAGATCCCTGGTGTTAAGACGCCTCAGGACGACGGCTGGTATTTCTTGTCCGACATCCCGCTAACGGGTTATTACACGATTGCATTCCACGCGCCGGATACCTACGACGTTCGGGTCAGCTTCACCAGTGCAGTTTTTGGCGAAGAGCCTGACGACTACATCTACGACGTGGTGGAGCGTGCTGAGATTGCACCGCCAACGCCTAACAACTTCAGCGTCGTTGAAAGTGCAAACCGTGCAGGCAAGCGCTTTAGCTGGCAGCTACCGCTGAGTGAATACGGCAGTTGGGACCAGAAGGTTGTCAGCGACATTGTTGGCTATGAGGTCCGCTTTAAGCGTGGCCAGCTGGCTACAAACATCGTTGAGTTTGACGTTGCCACTGACATCGTTACGGTCAAGACTTCAACGGTTATCGGCATCAAAACCAACCAGCACCTGTTGACTGTTGGTCAGGAAATCATCTTTGCCGCTAGCGCTGGCACCCTGCCCACCGGCATTACAGCTGGCACCACTTATTTCGTGGCGGCAGCAGGGTTTAACAGCGTTGAGTTCAAGCTCGCCGCAACTGCAGGTGGCGCTCCAATCAACCTGACGGGCACTGCTACTGGGACGTACAACGTGTCCGGTCCGGCAGCGCTTGCCACTCGCCTGAACTTGTCTGCCAGCTGGGGCGCAGGATTGGAGCTTGCATCTGGCGGCTTGAACGCCAACCAGCAGTGGTTCGAAACCAGCCTGTTTGACGCTGACACCTGGGTGGTGATGGTTAAGTCGGTTGATGCGACCAACTGGCGCTCTGACCTTCCTGCCTTTGTGCTGGTCAACATTGGTGCACCACCGATCAGCAACGCAGTCGCAACGATCAACGCCAGGACTCAGGGCGCCGGCAGCTGGGAAGGCAACTACATCAACTGCGAAGTCGATGGCAACGGTGATCTGGTTCAGACCGATGCAGGTCGAGACAGCATCTTTACCTGGAACTTCGACAACAACGAGGCTGAAAGCAACCTGCTGTTTAGCACCACCGCGACGGCAACGTACCAGCACAAACTGGTTGCCCTGACTGGCGAAGACACTGTGCTTGTGCAGGAAGCTGACGGCACAAACGACGATGACAAGCTGTTGCAGGAAGACACGCCTGTTGTGATCACTGTTGCCAGCAGCAGCTTTGAGCTACAGCGAGGTGGTTCGACGATTCCTCACCTGCTTGAGGTCAACGACACCTTTGAGTTCATTGAAGTTGCGGGCACCCTGCCCACCGGGATTTCTACTGGGACGACCTATCACGTCGTTTCAACTGATCTGACTACTACGGTCTTCCGTGTTGCGGCTACCCAAGGCGGCACGGCGATCACGCTTAGCGGCACTGCTACTGGAACGTATGCCGTCAGGGGCGCAGCATTTGGCATCTTGGGTGAGCAGCGTTTCTACGACGACACCGAACTGGCTGAGGGCGGCATTGTTCACCCTTACGCCCCATATGAAAGGCTGCTGGGTGATGTGTACCGCGTGCAGACCACCTTTAAGTCGCCTGACGGTGTTGTCGCTGGCAACATCACTGCCCTGACCGCCCAGCTTGATTACCCCGACGTGATCGAGAAACAGAATGACGTTGCAATCAGCAGCGCTGGCACGGCGGTCAGCCTGAACAAGACATTCCGCAGTGTGGAAAGCGTACAAATCACTGCCCTTCAAACTGGTGGGTCAACGGCGGTCACGGCTGTTGTCACAGCCAAAACCACGACCTCGGTTACGATTAAGTGTCTTGATGCCAGCGGTTCCGGCGTGACCGGCTTAGTTGACATCACAGTGATTGGCTACTGATGGCTGACCGTCGCATATCCCAATTAGCTGCACAGGAGACACTGGTCGAAAACGACCTGCTGCCCTTTGTTGACATCAGCCAGACCGAAACCAAGCGCATTACTGCTGAAAACCTTGGTTTGGCGCTGGTTGCATTTGGAACGACACGCGGATCGGACGTACCAACATCACCAGCTAACGGTCAGCTGTGGGTGGATACGTCTAACAACCCGCCTGAGCTGAAGATCTACAACGGCGCCAGTTTTTCGCTGGTTAGCTTTCTGCCTAGCTCGGCGGTCATCACCAACCCCAGCAGCAGTGAACCCTCTAGCCCTGTTCTGGGTCAGTTGTGGCTTGATACCAGCCAGACGCCTGATGAGCTGAAGGTGTACGACGGGGCAAACTTTGTCCGCGTTGACCCGCTTGGTATTACGCAGGCAGCTGGCGACGCTCGCTATCTGCAGATCACGGCAGCGTCTACTACTTACCTGCCTTTGGCTGGTGGCACGCTGACTGGGACGCTGACCTTAGATGCCGCACCAACAGCAGATCTGCAGGCGGCGACCAAGAAATACGTTGATGACGAGGTTGCAGGCATCCCAGCCGCAACGGATCTGACGCCTGCTGGAACGGTGATTTACACCGCCCGGTCTACTGCCCCGACCGGCTACCTGAAGGCAAACGGAGCAGCAGTCAGCCGGACAACTTATGCCACGTTGTTCAGCGCCATCGGCACAACTTATGGCGGCGGTGATGGATCCACCACGTTCAATTTGCCTGACCTGCGTGGTGAATTTGTCCGTGGTTTAGACGATGGTCGCGGCGTTGATACCAGCCGCACGCTTGGATCGTCTCAGGGTGATGCAACTGCACTGCCCAGCAACGCCTTCACCACCAGCAACCCTGGCAACCACTCGCACTCCTACAGCGGTGGTGATCGTCAGAATGTGGGGTCTGGTGGGGCATCGCAGCCTGTATCCCAAGGCGGCAACACCACTGGAGCGGCTGGCGCTCACACCCACACGATTGGCGGTGGTGACACTGAGACCCGTCCGCGCAACATTGCGCTGCTGGCTTGTATCAAGACCTAAGCCACAACTAAGATCTCTCTATCGGAGCATCGTCAATGGCCAACATCAAGATCACGGATCTGGACGCCTATGCAGATCCCAAAAGCACTGATGTCCTGCCTGCCGTTGACGTAACCAACGACGAGACAAAGAAGGTCAGCATTGCTGACTTGATGGAGAACGCTGGCTCTGGTACGGAGGCGGCTCCCGGCATTGCGTTTGACGGTGACCCTAATACTGGTATCTATCGCCCTGGTGCTGATCAGCTTGCGATCTCGACGGCTGGCACGCAGCGGCTGCTGATTTCGGATACTGGTGCGGTCACGATCCCTGGCGACCTGACGGTTCAGGGCACGACCACGACGATTGATAGCGAAACACTTGTTGTAAAAGACAAGAACATTGAGATGGGGTCGGTTACGACTCCTACTGACACGACGGCTGACGGTGGTGGCATCACGCTGAAGGGCGCTACGGATAAGACGATCAACTGGGTCAACGCTACGGATGCTTGGACCAGCAGCGAGCGCTTTGATTTTCCCGCTGGTACGGCAGCTGCCCCCAGCATCATCCTGAACGGCGACGTCAATTCAGGTATTTATCAACCTGGCGCAGACCAAGTAGCGGTAGCAACTAATGGCGTTGGGAGGTTGTTTGTTGACTCCTCAGGGCTCGTAGGCATAGGAACTAGTTCGCCT